GGCGCGGGGCTATCAAAGTCAATGGAGAACTGATCACCGGCTGCATTGACGTCGAGGTAGACAACAACAACTACTTCAGTGCTGACACGTTCAGCTGCACGTTTTCGGTGAATCGCTTGCCGAAAAGCCGCGACAAGGCATGGTTCTGCGCTCAGCAGGACATGTTCATCGAGGTTTTTCTTGGGTATCCGCCCGATCCGAAGAATTTCACGCCTGCCGATTTGCAGAGCTGGATTTACGGGCAGGTCGATTCGATAAGGTACAACCCCGGGCCTAACACTATCACCTGTAGCGGCCGTGACCTGACGCGGGTTTTCATCGGCAACAAGACCACACAGAAGTGGCCGAATCTGACGTCGTCCCAGATCGCAACGAAATTGGCGATCGCGCGCGGCCTGACGCCGGTGGTTACGGCGACGATAACGAAAGCAGGGAAGTTCTACGAGATCGACCATGTGAACATGGCGGATGACCGTTCCGAATGGGACATCCTGAACTACTTGGCTGACCTCGAGGGATTCAAGGTATGGGTGCGAGGTCAGTCGCTCTACTTCGCACCGCCCCCCGATCCTACGACGACAGAACCGTATCAGATCGTGTGGAATGAGGCCAGCACGAAAGGGCCAGCCAAGGCGAATTTCCAGAACATCGGGATGGAACGCGCGCTGACGGTTTCGCGTGGAATTCAGGTAATCATCCGTTCATGGAATAAGAAGCAGGCCCATGGATTCACGGCTAGTTATCCCGCCAAGGTCAAGTCGATCCAAGTGGGGAAATCATCGGCTGGATCCGGCGTGCAGATTTTCTCGCGCACGATTCCGAACCTGACGCAGGAGCAGGCGCTACAGCGCGCGCAGTCTTGGTATCAGCAACTCGTTTCTCATGAACTCAAGATCGAAAACCTGATGCTACCGGGCGACAACGCGCTTGACATCACATCGATCATCCAGATGTCCGGTACCGGCACTGTCTTCGATCAACTGTTCTATCCGGATTCCATCGGGCGAAGGCTGTCGATGGATGGCGGCTATTCGATGACGGTCTCCGCCAAAAACCATGCAACCCAGTCGGAAACGGGCGCCCTATGAACAAGGGACATCAAGCATTAGCCAATGCCATGCGCATGCAAGCGCGCGCTGCGATGGGCGACTTCTCCATGCCGCGCATTGCATTGATCAGCAGCTACGACGCCAGTAACCAAGCGGTCAAGGTCATTCTGCAGCCTGTCGATCCGGACAACGATGCGCCGGAGTCGAACTGGATGCCGTTGGGTGCCATTGGAATCGGTAACGGCTGGGGTGTAGCCGTAGGGCCGCAGATCGGGGACCAGGTGCTGGTTCTGTTCGAGCATGGCGACTTCAACTCCGGCGTCATCATCGCGCGGATTTTCTCGGCAGTGCAGCAGGCGATTCCCGTGCCTTCCGGGGAAGTGTGGGCGGTCCATAAAACCGGCACTTTCATGAAGATGACCAACGACGGCAAGTTAGCGATCAATTCGAACAGCGACACGAACATCATGGTCAACGGGAATGCGAATGTCACGGCAAGCACTTCTGCCAACGTGACCGCACCGGCCATCAATCTGGGGGCAGCCGGGCAGACACTCTTGAAACTCATCACGTCAGCCTTCGAGGCGCTGTTCAACAGCCATACACACGCAAGTTCCGGTGCTGGAGTCCCGAACCAGCAGATGGGTGACTCTCACATGACATCGACCGTTAAAGCAGGCTAGACCATGGCAGATGTTTTTCACTACTACGGATCGGACCTTTCCGTCTCTCCGTCGGGTGATCTCGCGCTCGCGAGCGGCTCGACGATGGGAACGCAGCGCGTCTACCGGCGGCTGCTCACGAACCCAGCACTGAACGATGCAGCCGGCAACAGTGTGGCTTCCGCCGACTACATGTCTCATCCAGAGTATGGCGCAGGTCTCCCGCGGAAAGTCGGCTCGCCGGGGAATGCGGCCGCCATCCGATCACTGATCAAAGGCCAGATGCTCTTGGAAGATGCGGTCGCTCGTACACCGGCACCGAGGGTCACGCTTACAGAGAACGACACGACCGTGAGCGCAGTAGTTTCTTATGCCGACGCCAATACGGCACAGCAGCAATTTCTCGAATTCGACATCAATAAATAGCCCATGGCAAACTTGAACACTCAGTCGTTTTCGGCACTGGTGAGTAATTTCGCTGCGGCCGTGCAAGGCGCAGCGAAGCAGTTGATCGACTTCTCGATTGGATCGGTCCTGCTGGCCATCGACGAAGCGACCGCCTATGTTTCGCTTTGGCTACAAGGATTGGCGCTTCAGATCGTCGCGCTGACTCGTGCGGCGACTTCCTCTGGGACGGATCTCGATTCATGGTTGGCACAGTTCGGATTTTATCGGTTGCCGGCGGTTACGGCTTCCGGACAAGTGACGTTTTCTCGCTTCACGTCGACGAATCAGGCATTGATTCCGGTCGGGACCGTGGTCCAGACCAGCGACGGTTCGGTTCAGTACACGGTTATCGCCGATACGACGAATTCTGCCTACAGCCCAAGCCAGAATGGGTATATCGTCCCTGCCAACACGGCCAGCATGACGGTTCCTGCCCAATGCACGGTCGGCGGTATCGTCGGGAACGTATTGGCCAGCACCATCACGCAGTTGGCGAATGCAATTCCGTACATCGATACCGTCACGAATGCCAACCCGTTCGTTAATGGCATCGATCCAGAATCCGATCCGGCGGCGCGCTCGCGCTTCATTCTCTATATCGCCAGTCTGGAAGCGGCGACCTTGCTCGCGGTTAAGAATGCGATCGCCAGCGTTCAACAGGGGCTGACGGATACGATCACAGAAAACCAACAATACAACGGCTCGACGCAGTACGGGTATTTCACGGTCATCGTGAACGATGGTAGCGGTTCTCCGCCAACGCAGTTGCTAGACTCGGTCGGCAGTGCGATTGATGCCGTTCGTCCCCTATGTTCGACGTTCGGAGTTCACGCTCCTACCATCGTCACCGCGAATGTATCGATGACGATAACGTCGGCATCTGGCTATACGCATTCCGATGTGGTTGCACAGGTCGTGGCTGCAATCAGATCCTATATTGCAGGGTTGACCCTCGGGCAGGAACTGCCGTACTCCATCCTCTCCAAACTTGCATATGACGCCTCCCCGGGCGTCACGAACGTTACGAGCATCCTGTTGAATTCTGGCACATCTGATCTGGTTGCAACGTCACAGCAGGTCATTGTCGCCGGCGCTGTCACTGTGAGCTGATATGGCAACAGGCGATCAAAACGATATTTTTTCGAGGCTCCAGTCGTACTTGCCACGTGGATGGTTTGGCGATCTTACGCTTGCGCCAATCCTGAATGGCGTACTGAATGGGATCGCCAATTCTCTGTCGGTGGCTTACGCGCTGATCATGTTCTTCATGGCGCAGACGCGCCTGATGACATCAAGTGGGGGATGGGTTGACCTCTGGGCATCGGATTTTCTTGGCACCACCTTGTTGAGGCGTACCGGAGAAACGGATGCGAGCTATATCGCGCGCATACAGGTCGCCATATTCCAGCAACGCGGCACGCGGCCGGCAATGGTCAAGGTGCTGACCCAACTTACCGGGCGTGCTCCAGTGATTTTCGAGCCCGCGCGACCACTGGATACCGGATGCCTGGGAGCAAACACTGGCGTCAACAGCTTCTGCGGCGTGGCGCGCATGGGGTCCATCGCCTGTCCGTTCTCATGCCTTATTACGGCGTACAGGCCACAAATCACTGGCGGCTCGGCAGGCGCGGCGTACATGAATGCGATTACCCATTCCGCGCTTTCAACTCCGCTGTCGGCTGGCTACATGGGCTCGCTGACGCAGGAATCATCGATTGCTTCGGATGCAGACATCTATGAGGCAATCAATGCGACAAAACCTATCGCAACACATATAGGCGTTTGCATTTCGAATTAATTAAATTTCACTTCATCACTTGGCCGCTTATGCGGCCATTTTTTTTGCCCGGAGATTACATGCGTCGCGTTGAAACTTCCGTAGGACAGCAGGTTTATGAATGGTTGTTCTCATCTCAGGCGCAGCAGACCATGGTCGCGCTCGCCAAGTTGAGCGCTGCAGTTTTTGGTACGAACACAATCGCAAACGGATTTTCATGTTCGGCCACTTCGCCGGCATCCATGTCCGTCAAAATTGGCGCGGGTGAAATCTATCAAATGGAATCGCTGGAAGCGAATACATGTGGCACGCTCCCTGCTGATACTACGCACACCATCCTGAAGCAGGGCATCCTTCTCGATTCCTATACGACTGCGACATTTACCGCACCAGGAACGACCGGTCAGTCGATCAACTATCTGATCGAAGCGCAATATCAGGATTCTGACATCAGCCTTGATCCCACGACCGGATCCAGCCCCGTCGTTCTACAGTTTTACGATTCTGATAATCCTGCAGTTCCATGGTCAGGCCCGAACAACAGCGGCGCGACAAGCAATACCTTCCGCGACGGCATTGTCTCGTTTCAAATCAAAGCAGGTATTGCGGCTGCGACCGGATCCCAGACCACGCCTGCACCGGATGCGGGATATGTGGGTCTGTGGGTTGTGACGGTCGCCAATGGCCAATCGACTATCACCTCGGGGAACATTTCTCAGTATTCGGGGGCACCGCTTCTGCCTTCCGATCTACTGCATGGCATTCAAGCAGGCAGTTTCAACTACGCCGTGGACACCGGTACTGCGAACGCCTATGTGGCGACGCTTATTCCTGCCGTATCTTCTCCTGGCGACAACCTGCATGTTCGTTTTAAGGTTGCGCATGCAAATACCGGCGCGTCGACTCTAAACGGGTCGCCGCTGCTTAAACCGAATCTGCAGCCTCTTACTGGCGGCGAACTTATTTTAAACAGCATTGCGACGGCACAGTGGAATTATTCCCTGAACGGCGGGGCTGGTGCATATGTTCTCTTGTCCGCGCCCGGCGGCAGTCTGTCGAATGGTCGTTTGCTGAACATCCAGGTCATTTCTGCGACCGGCACCTATACACCGACGGCGGGAATGACAAGCGCCATTGTCGAAATTGTCGGCGGCGGTGGTGGCGGCGGCGGAATTCCTGCAACGACATCGGGCAATCAGGCAACTTCTGGTGGCGGAGCATCAGGTAGCTATGCGAAGGGCTGGTTCACCGCTACGACCATCGGCGCAAGTGTTTCATGCACTATCGGAGCGGCTGGCCCAGCAGGTGCTGCAGGACAAAACGCAGGTGGCAACGGCGGTACGACATCATTCGGCGCACTTTTGTCTGCACCTGGCGGCAATGGCGGACAGAGTGTTGCATCGACCAGTCAGGGAACAATTGCATACATAAATGGCGGATCGCCTGGAGCGGTCGCGACCGGTGGAAATATCATCAATTCGCAAGGTCAGCCAGGTGGCCTTGGCTTTCTATCTAACGGGTTTATCAGAGCGGGTGACGGGGCTCCTTCCGTGTTTGGTGGAGGCAGCAGAGGTGCTGCGGCGACTTCTCCCGGCTCCGGCGGGAGCGGTAATGCTGCGGGGAGTAGCGGCGCATCGTCTGCCGCCGGTTTCGCTGGCGCTCCAGGCCTGATCATCGTCTACGAATATTCGGCGTAAAAGGGGAAATTCATGAAAACATATGCTCGCATGGAAGGCGATACTGTCGCCGAGATCATTCTTCCGGTTGTTGACGAAAATGATCAGGAAATACCGATTGAGCTGCGCTTCCACCCGGACATTGTTGCGACCCTTGTCGACGTGACCAGTGTTGCTGGCATTGAGCAGGGGTGGACATATTCGAACGGCACGTTTTCAGCACCAGCGCCAGTGGATCCAGATCCAGTGCCGCAGGTCGTCTCAATGCGGCAGGCAAGACTTGCACTACTTAATGACAATCTGCTTCAGTCAGTGAATGACGCCATAGCCAATATGCCAGGTACGGAAGGCGACGAGGCACGCGTCGAATGGCAGTTCTCAAGCACTGTCGAGCGCAACTGGCCGCTGGTCCTTGCCCTAGCACCGACGTTGAATATTTCGGATGCCCAACTCGATTCGCTGTTTATTGCAGCAGCCAAGCTGTAGCACGTAGTTCAATCAATTGAAATGCCGCCTCCGGGCGGTTTTTTTACGCCTGGAGGATTCATGGAAGCACCAAAGGGATACCACGAAATCAAGAAAACAATCGTGGAGGATGTGTATGTCGAAGACCATGATCCTCGCGTCACTACGGCCTTATTCGAGCGCACAAGAAAGGCACTGATCGATGCGGGTGGTCGGTGCTGGATCTGCAATAAGCCGCATACGCATGAAGACCCGCTTGAATTGCACCATTCGGTTCTAGAGCGCTGCCTGATGGGAGAAATAGACTACGGCCCCGGCAGCAATATCAGGAAAGACCATCCGAACTTCGATTGGGATCATTTCGACCCAAATGACCCTGCATCGTTCGTCGACGACGCTTTGGTGAACGGCCTTTTGCTCTGCAAATTGCATCATACCGGCCAGTTGGGAATCCACAGTATGACTTACCCAGAATTCGAGGCACAGCGGTACATGAAGGAAGGCACTCCGATCATTCCGGGACACGTCGTGCATTTTTATCCTGATGACGACAAGGCGGCGGCATGACATTCACTGAAATCGGCCTATCCATTTTCTCTCTGCTGATGACTGGGTTCTGTCACATCCTCTGGCAAAAAATCAGCAAGATCGAAGGCAATGCCGAGAGGGCGAACTCCGATCTTGCGGAGTTTAAGTTGTACGTCGCGCGCGAGCATCCTACTCAAGAGCAGCTCACAAAGGCAATCGACGGAATGACGTCCGCGATCCGGGAGGTATTTGGCCAACTGAATACGATTCGAACGGATATTCGTGAAATGTCGAACAACTTCCGGGACAAGCTCGATACCAAGGCAGATCGGAGCCACACATGACGCCGAAAGATTTCATCGCCGCGATCGGACCGGCGGCGCGCGCCAGCATGGCCAAGACGCGCATCTTCGCGTCGTTCACGATTGCCGAAGCTGCGCTCGAGTCCGCATGGGGCGCTTCTCAGCTCGCCCAACAGGCTTTCAACTTGTTCGGCGTAAAAGCTGACCCGTCGTGGGGCGGCGACGTCCTTACGATGAACACGCGCGAATGCCTGAATAAGCAATGGGTCATGGTTCCGGCGCGCTGGCGGAAGTATCCCGACTGGCTTTCATGCATTCAGGATCACGCCGCGTTCCTGCTCACGAATGACCGCTACCAGCCAGCGCTGACCTGCCATGGCGTTGAGGACTTCACGAAGGCGATTCAGCACGCTGGATATGCGACCGATCCGGATTACGCAGCAAAGATCATGGCCGTCATTCGCTCTCACAACCTCACGCAGTTCGATAACCAATAGGAGATTTCATGAACCAGACAACCATCAAGCTGGGCATTGCCTTCGTACTCTTCGCGACTTGGGTTCTGCTCGTCGTCTTCAATGTCCCGAACACTGCAGAGTTGATCAATTACATCAAGATCGGCCTCGGCATGCTTGGCGCCCACACTCTGACGATGGTCAATCCGAACGCTGGCGTCGTTATTACGGCTCGAACTCCTTTCACACCGCCGCCTTCTCAACCGACCACCACCACCACGGAGTCAACACAATGAAAAAGCTTCTCATCCTTGCCGTATGCATGGCGTTGACGGCATGCGCATCCATCACAGGACCGTCCGCCACGCCGCAATCGGCGCAGGCTTCCTACGTGCAGGCCTGCACTACATACGGTGCCGCTTTCGAGGGCGCACTGCAACTGCGCATCGCTGGCAAGCTGAACCAGTCCCAAATCGACCAGGTGACGCTGATCGACCAGCAAATTACGCCGATCTGTACGGGCCAACTGCCTGCCGATCCAGTAGCAGCCACAC